GAACCAACCAAGCCTTTTGCTATTCTTTTTTTTAATTCTGTTTGTTTAGCTTCTTTTTTTACACGTTCTTTTTCTTCATCAGCCAATTGTCTTTTAATCTGCTTATCAGTTTCCGTTTCTTCATACTCTGGTTTTCTAAATATGCCCATTTAATATCCTTTAGGTTTAGGCTTTGGTCTAGGTTTAGGTTTAGGTTTAGGTTTTTTCGCCATAAGAATTAATCTTTGAATCTACAAAGACTTCAAAATGTAATTTACGCAACGCACAAAATAACTGATAAGGCGTAAATATCCAAAAGGATCGTAAACCAATTAATCGTTGTATGTAACTCACACAACTGTGTTCCTTCACCCACCACTCTCCTCTAAAATTTGGTGTATCCAATTCTTCTCCCTTCAGAACAATCCCCTTCAGTCGTTTAACATAGGATAAAACTTTTTCAGCTTCATTACCATCAATAACTTCCACGTGTAATCGTCCATACAATCCCTCTAACATTACCCAGCACTTAAATTTAGGACAAAAATGTAAGCCACCAACGTGTGTAAAGCCTTTTTTTCGCCATTTTGTGTAAAATGGGGGTTTAAATGGAGTATAAAAAAAGATTAGCCATTCAGTCCGAATACGTTCCACGATTTCCTTTTGGGTTTATCAACTTTATCAAATACATTCCATGTTGTCTTTGCCTGAGTAGGATTCATTGATTTTTTACCATGAATTAAGGCTCTCCCTTCACCAGCTCCCATCAATAAATACTGTAAAGAATCATGAATATGGGAATATCTGTTCTTATTGGGCTTTTCATCAAAGCGTTGTCCTGATGTTTGCATCCTTCTGTAGTGGTATCCACCATTAAATCCCTTTTTTAAATTTGTACATCTGTTATCTAGCAAAAAACATGGCTTTCCATCAGCCATTTTGTTCAATGTGGATTCTACTGCTTCAATTCTAAGAGAAACATCATTGGAAGGTGCTGGAATTGCCTTCACTCCAGCCTGTCTCAGCATTTGAAAGGGGGTTCTTTCATCTGTTTGAGCTCTAAAATCTCCTGCTGGATCGCCATATATCTCTGTTTCATAATTTCTATAATATTTAACAAGATGATGCTTCAGCATTTCAGAAAAACGTACAGCTCCCATATCAAAGCATACCAACTCGGATAATATAATCCATCTTCCTGTTGCTAGTCGCTGGGCAAATGTTGCTGCTGGTGTCAATCCAAAGTCAATTCCCACATATACAGTAGAATGAGGATCAGGAAGTATGGGTTCTTTGGCTAAATGTATTTCTTCTCTCCAAGAAGGATACACAGGTTTTCCCTCTTCCAAACTTCCAAGTTTGTTAAGAACATAAACATCAATCCATCCCTTTGTTTTACCATTAATAATATTACTATAGTATTTGGGTGTTAAATTTTGCTTGTTTTCAGCGTGTTCATTATCTTCATACCCTGTTAAATCACCTGTTTCTCCCCTTATTTCCTTCATTCCCCCACCTTGAGAATAAAAAGACCAATTATCAGGTTTTACCAGCATTAATGCTTCATCCCTTCCTATATGATCTGGTACAGGTACATCACCAGCCATAATAGGCCACCAATGATCTTCTTCAGGAGCATTGGTATCACAGATAACACCATACCAAGAAGCACCCCCATCTCGCATGGAAGGAAATCTGCCTACCCTCATGGTACAAGCGTCTACAATTGATTTGGGAATCTCCCTTGCTTCATTGATCCATACACCTGTCAGCTCCAATGACAGAAGTTTTTTCATATCTTCAGGTCTGTCCAATGCTAGGAACAATACCTCGCAATCAATATTTCCTTGTTTAATATGATGGGTATAGGGAACAGACCATCTAAATCTTCCCCATGTATTCTCATCATACCAGTCAAGCCATGTCTTGATTGTAGTAGTTTTAAGCTGGGGATTGGTATTCCGAATAACTGCCCATCTGCTTTTTTTAATGCCATCAGCATTGGGTTTTTGCTCCAAAGCTCTCCTGAATATTTCAACGCAACAAGCAACAGACTTCCCTGATCCAACTGGCCCTCTAATTCCCCTGAAGAAATCATTGGACTTCATGAATTTCTTGAGAACCTGTCCGTAAGGCTTGTACTTAAATTCAGTCAAGCTTTGAATCTACAAACTGTTTCAGCATCTTTTCCACCACCTTTGGAGCGAAACTTTCAATCAGCTTGTCAGCCTCGTAATTGTTAATAAATTCCGTAGGATAGTTCTTCAGATGAACCTTCTTGACTATGTTTCTAAGACGCTTCCTATCATGAAACGAAATAGTTTCCAAGTAGCTCATCTATAAAAATGTTATTTAATTCTTTTAGCTTTTAAGGATTTGCCTTTATTGATATCCCACTTGAAAAAATTATTATAATAATGATCTAGAGCTTTTTCTTCAGATAAATTTTTATCTATCATTATTTTTTTAACCAATCTTTCAACTTCTTTACTTGTATAAGTAACCATATTCTGACCTTACCCTAAAATCCCATCTATTCAATGCACATTCTAATCCGTGCCTTCCTTAAAGGTATTTTCGGTTATTTTACCTGATCCGTTAAGACGCTTGGGATTAGCCATTGCATACAGTTCCTTTCGCATATCACTCTTTTCGTCAATATGCTTTTCCATTCTGTCCAGCAATATCTTGTTTTGTTCTTGGAGTTCTTTAACTTTTTTTTCCAGTTCTGTCATTCTTTTATCCATTGGGTGAAAGAAAACTACTATAAAGAATAATAAAATATTTTGTACTCACAAATACTTTTTTTTAACCAATTGTGTGTGTGGATTATATATACAGGTAATCTGGTTCTCGTTTTTCGGCCCTACGGGCCTCAAACTCGAGGTTTTTAAAAAGATGCCTGAGTACCGTGTAACACTCGTGTCTAGCTGAGGTCTATGTTAATCTTAATATCACCAGCTACATGGTGTTGTACACGTTCAGGCGCTCTTATTCCAGCTCGATCGAGTATATCCCTACTCGCTTCTAGCTGTACATACTCGCTCTTCGCGTCACTACTCAACTCAACCAGTCGTCTTGAAGCAGATACTGCACCAAGTCCTATGGTATTCGCTACTCGCTCTACCATGTACCTTTGTACATGAGGTAATCGTAGTGTTTTACTAGCTATTACCCTACCACTCTCACCCTTTGCATATCCTACGATTTGTGAACATTCCTTGATACTTTTACCAGTCGTTACGATGGTATCAACCAAGTCTCTTTGTTTTGTTGTTAGCTCGTTCTTCTTCATCTCATCTCTAGACACGAATAGTGATTACTATTCTTGTGTCAAGAGTTAATTCGATAATCATAATGCACATCTCTGTATATCTGCTTCAGTAGTACTCAGTATACTATATGTAGGGCGTTAAGTAAGAATTAGATATATTGCAGAGAAATTAATCTGCAATATGTTTGCCTTGTCAGACACGGCACAATATCTTTCCGCTAATCAAGAATCAAGAGATTCTTGAAGCTCAACAAGAGAATAATGATATTTGACCACATCAAGATGTGGCAATATCCTAATCCTCTCGATATTCTTTGGTCTTATCAGGCAAAATCTTTTCTTTTCACAAGAAAAGAGAACGCACTATCTCGATCCCTTTCTTCGCTTTGCGAAGATCGAGAACTCAAGTGCTTATCGCAAAAGAAAGTTAATGAGCAGCATAGCTGCCCTCTCTCGTGGTCAATAGATATCACCGACAGCATATCAAGTTCAGTTTGGGCTAAAGTTCCTATCACTAATTAGTTCGATTAGTGAACAGAATCTTACCAGCTTTGCTGGTTTTCTATTCACGAATCTTGTAGCAAGGTGACCCAATCGCAAGTTATTTGCGATTGACCTAGCTTACACGAATTAGCAATAGGAATAGCTCGGCATACTAAATCAAAGATTTAGAGCCTCCTAACCCAATCCTGACTTGATCTCCTCTCTTTGATATCTAGACCACGAGGGTCTTGGTAAAATTATATCAATAGGAGTTAAAAATGTCAGATATAATTAATAAGTTAAATCATTGGGTTGATAATGAAATAAATAAGGTTGATCAGGAAGATAAGATCAATCAGTTAAGAAAGGAAAGTGAGGAATTTAGATCACTGGAATTTCAGTTAGAATATGCAAAAGAAATTAAAAATGAAGATTTAATTGATGTTGCAGTTAATGAGAT